AAATGATCGAAAGGTCACTTGCTTTCCACGGGGATGTTGCTAAAAGGTTAGGTGCGCTGGAAACCTTAAAGACGAAGGTTCTGGCTGTAGCTGGAGCCGTTGGGCTGGCCAGCTCAATGGCTAGGGATGTCCTCAAAAACCGCTTCGCCAACTAGGAGATTAAATGCCCACACTTGGAACACAGAACATTTCTACCAGTTACGTCCAGCTAATTAAGACTAGCGGCACCACTGGCATTGACGGAACGATCCAGACCATTACCGATGGCAACAACGTATCCTCCGCGCTTCAACTATCCACAGGAGGCGTGAGCAGCACAGGCTCTCTTTCGGTTACTGGCGCAGCCACCTTTAGCACAAGCATCAACGCATCTAGCGGTACTGCTACGATTGGTACTGAATCAGTCAATACTTCCACGATTGGCACGCTTGCAGTAACGAACACTGCAACAGTTGGCACGCTAAAAGTTGGCGCGGCTGGTCCAAGACTTACTGCTGTCAGCTATGGAACAGCAGCGTTTACACTTTCCACAGTTCAACCACACAACTTTGCAGATACAACTACAGGAACATTTGGACTTACTGGAACAGAGCTTGGAGACATAGTTATTGGCTCAATCAACTCCCTTGGATCTACAACTGGAACAACCCAGATCGTAACAAGCTTCTTTCCGATTGCATCAAATGTTGTTAAGTACGTTGTGAGCAGCAAAGGATCAACCGCAGGCACTGTTCCAGCAGGAACAATCTTCGCAACCGCAATGAGGTTTACAGCTTAATTTATGGCAACAATTCTAAATCGAACCCAAACATTTGCCACTAACGGCACTGTTACTGCTGCTGGCCTGCATAACCTTATTGATGATACTGGTATCTACGCTGGCTTAATCACAACCCAGACCGAATTAACAACAGTAGGAACTGCCGACCAGCTTCTGATTGCTGTTGGCGGTGTTTCTGATACAGGCGCGCCTAGGCGTGCAACAGTTCAAAATTTGTTTGACGATGCTCTTTCTGTTGGAACATATACTGGCCTAAACCTTTCTGGCGCGTTGACCTACGGCACTGCTACGGGCAACAGGACAGTCAGCACCAGCGCGACTATTACTACTGGCACGATTACCAACCTAACCTCAAGCACTGCCAACATCACGCTTGGAACAATCCCCGCCCTAACGGCTGGAACAACTACATCTACTGCGGCCAATATCACCAACGGAACAGTTCAGACGCTTACGGCGAGTACGGCAAACATTAGCCAAGGATCGGCTATATTCACCCAAGGAACCATTGCTACGCTCAACAGCACAACTGGAACGATTGGCAATTTCACAACCAATCTTACTGGCGATGTAACAATAAGCGCAGGAGTAGCAACAGTTGGAACTAGGGTTGCTGTTGTTAATACTGCTCAAGAATATACCGCAGCACATAATTTTAATGCGACCACACTCACAAGCGGGAACTCAATAGCGTGGGATTTGTCTGCCAACCAAGTTGCAAGGCTTGTTCTTTCCACAAACGGAACAATGGCTGATGCATCAAACAAGGTTGATGGCTCAGTATATATTTTGCTTGTAACTCAAGGCACTGGATCGAATACATTGGCGTGGAATGCAACATATAAATGGCCTGGTGGCACTGCTCCCACCTTAACAACTGGTTCTGCGAAAAGCGATATTTTCACATTTATATCAAATGGAACCTCGCTCTTTGGGGTTGCATCGCAGGATTACCAGTAAGGAGTAGGAAATGCCTTGGCCTGTAATGCCAGTTGGTTTCCTTGGTGGGCTATTTGAAATAGTGTCAGAATACCTTGTTATTGCGGGTGGGGGCGCGGGTGGAGCAGCATATGGTGGTGGAGGTGGTGCTGGAGGATACAGGCTATCTGTTAGCGGAGAAACATCTGGGAGCAGTTCCTCCGCAGAATCAACAATTACTTTCAAGTCTGGAACAACCTATACAATTACTGTTGGCGGCGGAGGTTCTGGTGCTACTGGATTAAGTGGAGGACTTGGAAGTAATTCGATACTTTCAACAATAACATCTACTGGTGGCGGAGGAGGAGGATTTCAATCTGGTGGCAACGGATTAAGCGGAGGTTGTGGAGGTGGAGGAGAAAGCGGTGGCAACGGAACCGCAGCACAAGGTTACGCTGGAGGATCAAGCACATCTGCTGGTAATTACCCAAGAGGTGGAGGTGGAGGTGCTGGTGATGTTGGAAGTCAAGGAATATCAAATACTGGAGGAAATGGTGGAGTTGGGTTATCTTCATCCATAAGTGGATCTGCTGTTTTTCGCGGAGGAGGAGGAGGTGGAAGTAATTTTCAAGGAGGAGTCATTGGATCTGGTGGTAACGGAGGAGGTGGAAATGGAGGCCCAAATAGCGGTCCAAGCACTTCTGCCGCTGGATCTCCTGGCACAGTAAACACAGGTGGAGGTGGAGGTGGTTCATATTATGGCAATACAGATACTGCTGGAGGAAATGGCGGAAAAGGAATTGTCATTATACGTCACTCTGACGCAAAGCCAGTAGCCACAACAACTGGAAGCCCAACTGTAACAACATCTGGTGGATATAGAGTTTATGTATTCAATGATTCAGGAACGATTAAGTGGTAGTTATGGCGTATTTTGCAAAATTAACAGACGGAATAGTAGAAAGTGTTATTTCAATAAATAACTCTGTTATTGGAGAACCATCAATTCCATTTCCAGAAACAGAGCAAATTGGAATTGATTTTATCACAAAAATTCTAGGGCTTGATGGCGATTGGAAGCAAACAAGCTATAATTCAAGCTTTAGAAAAAATTATGCAGGAATTGGATTTTCATACGATTATGAACTTGACGCATTTGTTCCGCCACAACCATTCCCATCTTGGACTTTAGATACTGAGAAGTGTAAATGGATTCCGCCAATTCCACACCCAAATGATGGAAATTATTACGTGTGGGACGAGGAAACAATTAGCTGGAAGGAAATAACAAATGACCCTAACTGAAATCGCTCAATACGCTGGCGAGAAGGTTGGCAAGACCGACTCGGATACGCTTACTTTCTTGCAGAAGGCCGCAAGCCTAGCCTATCGGCGCGTATGGGACTTTGCGCCTTGGCGTGAGACTGTCACCAACTCGACCTATTCAGTTGGAACAAACAGGCAGATCACGTTAGGAACTAATGTCGAGACACCTCTCTCGGTGGCCTACAATGATGCAGAGGTTGACCCAATTGACTTGGCTACGATTGTAAGCCAAGACCCAGGCTTGCTTGACGATGCGCGTACTGGCGATCCAGATACCTATCATTTTACGGGAAGGAATAGCAGTGGCATTGCACAGCTAAACCTTTACCCAAGGCTTGCTACATCTGGCACAATCCCATTGCGGGTTGTGGAAAAGCTAAAGTGTCTTACTAGGACAAACTACATCGTTGACTTTCCTCCATCTAGTTCCGCCTTAAATGACGAACTTCGCCTACCCCACGTTCATCACTTGGTTCTTGCCTTGACCCATTCTGATGCCCTTGAGCGTGAACGGCAATATGCCAAGGCGCAAGCCATCACGCAAACCGCTAACTCTGATCTTGCAGCTATGGCTAACTACGAGTTGAGCCAGGTTGGCGGAATCAAACAGATCACTCCGCAAAGTTTGGGCGAGCTAACCATAGAAGAAATGTTCTCAGCTTAAAGGGAGGCAGTCATGCCTTACTACGACAATAACCTAGACGATCTCTTGGCTTTTGACGGCATTAGAAGCTTTTTAGGCGGTCAAGCCAGCGGCCTGCAATCTGACTTACTAGCCGAGAACCAAGTACAGCAGTTACAAAACATGACCCTTTCTCCAAAGGGCAATCTTGAAACTCGCGTTGGCACAACAAACTTTTGCACTACTGCCACAAGTGCGGTTGGGTCTGTGGGCGGGATGCGCTACTACGAGACTGCTGCCAACGAGCAGTTGCTGACTGTAACCAACGGAAGATTCTTTAGCATTGATTCAAATGGCACTGCCACCATGCACCCAATTGATGCTACTTGGCTTCAATTAACAAACACATGGGCCTCTTACACAACTCAGCAGTGGGCTAATGGTTATTCAGTCAACAGCGCAACTGAAGTTTCGATGGCTCAGTTTAACGACAAGATGTACCTAGCCGATGCTGACGGAGACTTTCATTATTGGGATGGTAGCATTATTACAAGGCAAGGGGGCAAGGTTCGCGCTGTAACAGTTACTACTGCTGGAAGCGGATACACCAGCGCAACGGCAATTGCTACTGGACCCAATTTGGGCGGGACAGTGCCAACCTTTATTACAACAGTTGCTGGTGGCGCAGTAACAGGCGTGACTGTTGTTGATGGTGGTTCTGGTTATTTGGCAGCACCTACAATCACAATCGTTGGCAACGGGTCAGGCGCGACTGCCACAGCCACGGTCAGCCCACCACCACAGGGCTTGAGGCTTTTGATTAACACGGAGAATAGGTTGTTCGCTGTTGGTTCTGGGGCTAACCGAAACACGCTTTATGCCTCGGACATATTAGATCCTTCAATATGGGATGCGACCAACAGCATTGTTGTCAATGGCGATGATGGTGACGAGATAACCGCAATCGTGCCGTACTACAAGAACAGGATCATCGTATTCAAGAAGCGCAGGGTATTCCAAGTGGATGTGCCAAGTGATGCAACCACAGCAGCAGATTGGATTGTGTCCATCATATCCAATAATACAGGGTGTGTTGCAACTGGCACTGCGGTTCAAGTGAGTAGCGATATATTGTTCTTGTCCGACAACGGTATTAGATCGCTTGTTCGGTCTGTAGCGGATGATTTTAGCTCAGTTGGAATACCCATTTCCGAGATAGTGAAAGACGTTATCCAAAGCATCAACACGCAGGCTATCGCAGTATCTACCGCCATGTATTACGACAATAGATACTTTCTGGCGATCCCTACTGAGGCCAATGATACCAACGATACTTTGCTAGTGTACAACACCGCGCTAGGGGCGTTTGAGGGGACTTGGACTCCCAAGGTAATGCAGTTTGCCTTAACCAATTTCAACGCCGAAGGCTCAAGGTTGATGCTGAAAAATACAACAGGACTTATTAGTAAGTACGCTGGGTTTAAGAGTCCTGCTGGAACTACTTCATCTGATTACGTTGATTCTGGAACATCTTATGAGTCATTCGTAAGAACCAAAGATTTTGACTTTGGTGATCCTTTTTCCCTAAAATATGGCAGTCACTTTGAGATTGTATTTGATAACTCATTCTCAAGCGATGCGAATGTATTTATCCAGCGTGACGTTGATGTCGGGGATGTCAGTGTTCAGCCCAATATAAACATAGCAAGTTCAACCCTAACCCTGGAGTTTACCTTGCCAGCCGTTCTTCCGTCCTCGGTCAAGAAGAAGCTTGCCAGCGACCTTCGCAAGTACGAGAAGTGGCGTTTAATCAATATCAAGATTTCCAGTTCAGCAAACAAGATGGCTATCCGCCAGATCATGGCAGCGGCTAACCCCGACACAATCGAGATACAGAAGACCCTATGACCGCGCTAGAGTATATAGAGGAGAGTGGCGTGCCTGAGTCCATGTGGACTAACTTGGCTGAGTGGTACGGTTGGTTTGAGAAGCAGGGGATGGTAGGCGTGGTTGAGGATAAGGATGGGATTGCTGGGGTGGCTCTGGCTAGGTGCATCAAGGACGGCCAAAAGGCTGACCATTATGTGCATAGCGAAGATGGTGAGAATGTCTTTGTTGACTTGACGATCTCCTCAAAGGGTGGTAAATCTCTACGTTGCTTGCTGTTGCTCCTTTGGGAGCGTTTCGGTCCTCGCAAGCGGATCACCTTTAATCGTTCTGGCAAACCAAGGAGTTACGACTATATGACATTTATGCGAAAGGCAAGGGTTTAACACCATGGGTGGATCACCTTCTATTCCCGCACCGCCCCCTCCGCCCGATCCAGCAGCAGTCGCGCAGGCCAATGC